TGCTCTAAAAGTCAATCAAGGAAGTTATAACGTTGCAGTAGGTCATCATAATCTACTCAATAACTCCACAGGAGAAGGTAATACTTCTGTTGGTTATAAAGCAGGTGACGCTGTTACAACAGGTACAAGTAATGTTCTTGTAGGTAAAGATGCAGGTGGTGCATTAACTACAGGTCATGCTATTGTTGCTATAGGTGATGCAGCTTTATTCTCTCTAACTACTGTAGGTAATGCTACAGGTGTAGGTCATACAGCAGGACAATATCAGACAGGTGTTCATAATACTTGGGTTGGTTATAAAGCTGGTAAAGGAACATCTGGCTCTTCTACTGGTACTTATAACACTGCAGTTGGATCTCAGGCAGGAGAAGATTTAACAACCGGACAATCTGGAACGTTTATCGGTTATAGCGCTGGAAAAAATGTTACTACTGGATCTCAAAACTGTGCTATAGGAGCCAATGCCTTAGAGACTTGTACAACTGGTGCAGATAATATTGCATATGGAACTAGTTCTTTAGGTCAAACCACTGGAAGTCAGAATGTTGCTATTGGTAAGAATTCTGGTTACGACATAACTAGCGGAAGTAATAATATTGTTATTGGATATGACGCTGATGTTAGTTCAGCAACTGGAAGTAATGAAGTAACTATTGGTAACAGTTCTATCACTAAGTTCCGTATACCAGGACTTAACTTTGTAGTTAAAGATTCTACAGCTACTGAAGATCATGTACTTACAGTAGACGCTAATGGTGAAGCAAGTTGGGAAGCCGCTGGTGGTGGAACAGTTGCTGATGGATGTATATATGAAAACTCTCAAACAATTTCAAACAACTATACAATGACAACAAATAAGAACGGTATGTCTGCTGGACCTATAACAGTGTCTGCCACCGTGACTATACCTTCTGGATCTAGCTGGAGTATAGTATAATGGCAGTTCTAACAAGCACAGCCTTAACAGGCATAACAACACGGATGGCAGATGCTTCAGCACCAGCTGGTAGCATTATTCAAGTAGTTCAAACAGTTAAAACAGATACTTTCAGTACTACTAGTTCTAATGGAAGTTATACTGATGTAACTGGGATGACTGCTAGTATTACTCCTTCATCTAGTAGTAATAAAATATTAGTAACTGTTTCTATGACTGGTGGAGGTAGTGGCTGGGCTAATTACTATAAACTTTATAGAGGTTCAACGGAATTAGGTTTAGGAGATGATATGGGTGGTAGTTCTAGTCGAAGTACTTTTGGCTCAGATGGCGACCAAGCTGCTGATGCAACCAATACGTCTACATATATGTACCTAGATAGTCCAGCAACAACTTCATCAACAACTTATAAAATTGCAGCAAGTCATAGAAGTTCTGGCACAGCATATGTAAATAGACCAGCTGAATCAAGTAATCCAGATTGGGCGTACTCTGGTTCAAGTACTATTACTTTACAAGAGGTAGCAGGATGAGTGGAAAATTAAGACTTAGTGGATCCTCATCTGGATACATAGAATTACAATCTGAAGCTGCTGCTAGTAATGCAACGCTTACTATCCCTAACGGAGGAATTGGTAGAATTATTCAAGTAGTAGCTAATAATGTCACATCGACATCAGAAACTACATTAGATTACTATGATGGCGATATGACCGATTTTAAAAATATCGCTGCTTTAAATACAACAATTACCACCGTTGGAGCTAACAGTAATATTCTTGTTAATCTTCAATTTTGTGGAGAACCTAGCAACGATGATGTTAACTGTAGATGGGTTGTAAGTAGAACAATAAGTGGTACTATAACATATTTCGTGGGAGCTAGTCCTGGTAATAAAGTACCTTGTACAGGAGTTTTAATTCCAGCTACTTATCAACAACAGAATACAAATAGTGTACATCCACAAACTGGATTAATTAATTACTTTGATGATATAGGAACAGTTGCAGCTGGTACTGCAGTAGAGTATAAATTAAACATAGAGAGTGGTAATGGTGGTATTACTTATAACCTAAATAAGAACCATGACGATACAGATGATGCTGGTCGTGAACGGACTATTAGTTATATGACCCTTATGGAGGTAGCAGGATGAGCACTTTAATAACAACAAACCTCAAGCATCCTTCTTCTTCAAGCAATAACCTTGTTTTAAATGCAGATGGATCAGTTGATGGTGCTGGAGGTGGAAAGATCCTTCAAGTTAAATCTACAACAAAGACAGATAAACAATCACATAGTGGTACAACTCACACCTTAATCTCAGGACTAACTGTATCTATAACTCCAGCATCTTCAAGTAATAAAATATTACTTATATATAATGTATCAATGGGCTCTACTGGTGCTGCTTATGTTGAACTGAGAATAGCAAGAGGAAGTACTGACGATATCAACATAGGTGATGCAGATGGCAGTAATACAAGATGTACTCACTATAGATATTTTGACAATTACTATGGTACGACTGATTACTCGACCATCGATACATACCCTTTTGCAGGGAGTTATTTAGACTCTCCGAATACAACAAGTGCGCTAACATACGGTATATATTTTGCAAATACTGCTGGGTCGTATGGCATGATTATAAACAGCACTAGCACTACCAATTGGGCCGGTTACGGTACTAGTACATCTACTCTTACAGCGATGGAAGTAGAAGCTTAATTTTACTCACTTATTCTAAAATCATGTCATTAGATCACGAAGCAATCAGAAAGGCATATCCTAACGCCGTCACTATTGATGACGGTACAGGAGCCTTCGATGGAAGCGGTAATAAAATTACCCTTGTCCAATCAAATATTGACTCAGCTCGTACTACATTAGATACAGAAGCTGCAGCAGTTAAATATAAAATAGATAGAGTAGGAGCTTTGCCTGGGTCAACTCAAGATACAGTATATCCTACAATCGGAGATCAGCTCGATCTACTCTATAAAGACATCGTAGCTGGAACAGTTACAACTAGTGGCGGCTTTGCAACAGCAATAAAAGCCACAAAAGATAAATACCCTAAACCATCCTAATTATGAACATTCAAGAAAGAGCTCAAGAACTGATTCAAGAGAAGCAACAAGCAATCGCTCGTATCAATCAAATTGATGGAGCTCTTATAGAGTTCGAAGCTATACTTAAGGAGGAAACCGTCGAAGATACCGAAACTAACGATACCTAAATCGCCTCCTATCCCAAACCCCCCTACAATCGACTTGAAGGTGCCTTCGGCTCACATACCATCCTTTCCCCCTATAGTGGTACCTCCGAGCGATCTGGAGGCCCCTGAGGGGGTGGAGGCGGAGGCTAAGGAAACAGAGACCCCTGTACCTCCTAAGATTGATATACCTATTATAGATATACAGTTACCAGTACCTACTGCTGAAGTTATAGCAACTGCTACTTATGCAGCTGTGGCTGCGGTAGCTACTACTACATTAGCAACACCTTTCTTCGATACAATTAAAAAGAAAGTTCAGAAATTCTTACAAGGCAAGATTGATAAATGGAAGGAAAACCGGAAGAAAAAAAGAAAGGACTCCTCGGAAAGCTGAAAGATGCTGCTGAGGACCAAGAACACCAAATCCAGATCCTTGGAACATTCGTCAGACTTGGCGTTGTGGTTTGGTCTGGCTTTATTATAACACTCAACTATGTTGAACTACCTATGGTTAGGAAGTCTGGCAACTCAGATATCACGTTCGTTGCTAGTGTGTTTACGGGTGCCCTAGCAACATTTGGTTTAACCACTGGTAATAATAAAGACAAAGGTAAACCTATTAATTGCCCTATGGCTAAAAAGAAAGAAGAATGAAAAAATGGCTATTACTCTTAATGCTGTTATCCCCCTCGGTAGCAAGAGCAGAGCTGGTCACCCCGAACTTCACGCAGGGGTCGATGCAGTCAACTACAACTACCACTCAAGAAATAACGGAAACCGTAGATACAACAACCTATGGTTCCGCATTGAACAAATGGACTGGGGAGAATATTACTCATACCTCAGCAACATCTGGAGGAATTGTAGATACCGACTCGGTATTCACGATTCATACAGTTGGAGATCCATTCACCCTGGAGATAACAACAAGAGCTGCAAGCCAAGTATTATCTCTAACAGAAGTGGAAAGAGAAATCGAAACTACTTCTACTACTACATCATTATCAGTCTTCTCACAATAGGAGTACCAAGTTATGCTGAAGAGGGAGAAACCAAGAATGTATCAAATCCTGTGGCAGCAGCTACAGGAAATGTTACAAATCAAGCCGTACAATTCCAAAACAACGGAGCCCCATCTCGTCAGAATTACGGCCCGAACATATCCTGTAACGGATCAACGATGACCTTTAGCCCATTCTATATGGGCAATCAGGTTCAACCTCAAATACCGGCTGATCCTGATGGATATGTTAAAAATGAAAACTGGGGAGCTCAATTAAACTTTATGGTTCCCCTTGATGGCGGTATAGTTGAAAGATGCAAATCTATCGCTAAACGTCAAGAAGAGAAAATGCAATTGAATTACGAACTTGTCAGAATTGATAACTGTACTAAGTTTATGCAACGTGGATTCATGTTACGACCTGGATCCCGTGTATATCATCTTTGTCATGACGTAATTCCAATTGCTCAATATCAAAAACAACAACAAGAATACCAAGACAACCTTTTAAATAACCCCTTATTTAATATGACTTACGCTAACAAAAGTGCAAGAGAACTACTAAATGAAAAGAAAGCAGCCGAAGCTGCTAAAGCTCCAGCCCCAGTCAAGAAAACCACTACCACTAAAGAATAATGGTCCTATTAATCAAGCCCATCCTTTTCGCCTTCTTGAAATCGGATTCAGTTAAGCAACTTGTAGTTGATCTATTAAGTGCTTATGTTAAGAGAACTGATAACAAATTAGACGATCAGGCTCTCGAAATCGTAAAAGAAAAACTATTCTCATGAAGAAAGCCGCTGAGACCCAGTTCAATGAATTACATAGCCTTGTCACAACAGAATTCCTTAAACGGGTCAAAAGTGGCGAAGCTTCAACACAAGATCTTAAGGCAGCCTGTGATTGGCTTAAGACTAATGACATTACAGGCGTAGCTTATGAAGGGAGTCCTCTTGATAAGTTAGCAAAATCCATACCAACAGTAGATCCAGACCTTATACAACGGAGAATGTATGGCAAAGTCCTCAACTGAAACATACCGAACAAATGCTAAGTCAAGAGCTAAGCATGTGAAGGATAATAGTCCTGGGGGTAAGTATGCCCATACTAAGAGTTACAAGAGAGCCCACTCTAAGGCCCGTAGAGCCCTCGGAATCATGGGTAAGGGTGGAAAGGACGTTGTGAAGAAAAACGGCAAGCTGAGGGGCAGAGAGAGCATTAAGATAAACCGCGGTAGAGGCGGTGCTCAGAGGAAGTAATTATGCCAGGATTATTAGCAGAAGCAGCAAAATGGCCTGGCGTTTTACCTGAAGATTTAGATAAAAAGAGAATTACTGAAGAAGAGCAGCTTAGAAAAAGAAGACAGGCTGTAACTGAAAACCCAACACTTGCACAAAAAGAACAGCCAGTTGGTGCTGAATATGTAGATAAAAAAACTGCTAGAAGTACTCTTACTGAACAAGTAATTGAAAACCGAAACAGATTGAAAGAAGCTGAAGGTAAATACTTCACACCTTTAGGATCTGATCTTAAGAAACTTGAGTATAGATCTGATATCCCAACACGTGTAAAAGTTGGAGAATCTATATTTGAAACTAAAAGTGTTACGCAAGTTGCCGAAGGTACAGCTAAAACTGTAGGATTATCTAATCCTCCTAAAGCGAAACTTGAAGTAAAAGAAATACCTGGATTAAAATTAACTTCTGATGAATATCGTACTTATAATTCAACAGGTATGTATCGTGGTAAGTTTATTAATCCAATTGTTCTTGACCAAGTTGAACGATTAGATCAAACAAACTTTGAAACAGGAAAGAATTTTTGGCCTGAAGGTAAGTCTTTAAAAGGATTCCTTAAAGCTATGAGTTATGGTTGGAATACTATAGCTGATAAAGAAGCTAAATTTGTCGAAAAACAAGAAGGATTAGAAATACATAGAGGCCATGGTCAATCAGTAGAAAAAGGTGGTTCTAATTGGTGGACTAATGTTGCACCTCAATTTGCAAAAGCAACAGATCCAGACGATCCAGATTTAGGAATTGAAGGGCCAAAAAGACAAGCTGCAAACTTAGCAATAGGTAAGGATAGTCTGAAAGGTCTAGATGACTTAGAAATGGCCGGTAACTATGGTGTAGATGTACCTAAAGCTTTTCAAGCTTATTTAACAGAAGGTGATGAAGGTATTTTAGACTTAAGAAGATTCGATAAAGCAGCACATACTAGAATACTCCATGGTACAGAACGTACCGCAGAAGGTCAAGTTGCAGAAGAAGAATTAACTCTACGAAAAGAAGAACATAATAAATTAATTGTAGAAGCCAATAAAGGTAATATACCTCCATTAGCTAAAGCTAAAACACCTAAAGACCTTTTCTTTAATGCAATTAGAACTACATCTAGAATAGCTGGACAATCCCCTAATCCTTTAGCTAATGTAGCTGGTGATATTGTAGGAGCTGTTATGGATACTGCTGTTTATATAGGAAATCCAAAAGATGCTGATGCTTTAGCTGATTTAACATTAAGTGGCAGCCAAGCTTTACTTAGTATCGGTTCTGTAGCTTTAGCGTTTGTACCAATTCCAGGTGCTAGACCTGGAGCTTATGCATTAATGAAAGTTGGTGATAATATAGGTAAAGTTGAGCGTATTTGGAATATGACTAGAGAAGGTCGTGCTATGGCTAGAAAACTAAAAGCAGGTGAAACCCCAACTTTACAAAAAACCAAACCTCAGATTGTAAGCAAAGTTTCTGGTGATGAAGTTGCAAGTATACGTAAAGATATACAAATAGATACTCGTATAAAACGAACTAAATTCTAAATGACAAACGTTGTAACCGCCCTACAGGACGACTTCAAGCTATTCCTTCAAGCTCTATGGCAACAGCTTGACCTTCCCCCTCCTACTAGGGCTCAATATGCTATTGCAGATTACTTGCAAAATGGTCCCAAACGGCTTCAGATCCAAGCCTTCCGAGGTGTTGGTAAGTCTTGGATTACTGGTGCTTTTGTGTTATGGACGCTATTTAACGATAAAGAAAGGAAAATAATGATTATCTCCGCGTCTAAAGAACGTGCAGATAACATGTCAATCTTCTTACAAAAACTAATCATTGAAACCCCATGGCTCAGTCATCTTCAACCGAAATCGGACGACTCTCGTTGGAGTCGCATCAGCTTCGACGTAAACTGTTCTCCTCACCAAGCCCCAAGCGTAAAGTCGGTGGGCATAACTGGTCAGCTAACAGGAAGTCGCGCAGATTTGATGATACTGGACGACATAGAGGTGCCTGGAAACTCCATGACGGAGTTAATGCGTGAAAAATTACTTCAACTTTGTACAGAAGCCGAATCTATCCTTACCCCCAAAAGCGATAGCCGTATTATGTATCTCGGGACTCCTCAGACTACTTTTACTGTTTATCGTAAGCTGGCAGAGCGCAACTACCGTCCGTTCGTTTGGCCAAGCCGATACCCCCGAAAAGATAACCTATCAAAATACGACGGACTTCTAGCTCCTCAGATCCAGGAAGACCTTGATTCTGGTGTGGAAGAATGGGATGTAACAGATCCTGATAGGTTTGACAACGAAGACCTACTCGAGAGGGAAGCCTCTATGGGTAGGTCAAACTATCTACTCCAATTTCAACTCGACACGAGTCTAAGTGATGCTGAGAAATTTCCTCTTAAGATGTCTGATTTGGTTGTCACTAGCGTCAATCCTAACAGCGCTCCCGACAATTGCATATGGTGCTCCGATCCGGCCAATGTTATCAAAGACCTTCCTACCGTTGGACTTCCTGGAGACTACTTTTATTCTCCAATGCAACTCCAAGGAGAGTGGACCGAATACACTGAAACAATTTGCAGTGTTGATCCCTCCGGACGAGGTACCGATGAGACAGCGGCAGCTTTCATTTCTCAAAAAAACGGGTTCCTTTACCTCCACGAAATGCGAGCTTATAGAGACGGATACTCCGACACAACTCTCCTAGATATACTAAGAGGTTGTAAAAAATATAATGCTAAAACACTCCTTATCGAATCTAACTTTGGTGATGGTATAGTAGCAGAACTCTTTAAAAAACATATCCAACAGACCAAACAACAGATATTTATAGAAGAAACTAGAGCTAATGTCAGAAAGGAAGATAGAATCATTGATTCGTTGGAGCCTGTTCTTAATCAACATCGTCTTATATGTAATAGGAAGGTTGTTGAATGGGATTATAACTCTAATAAAAATGAAGCTCCAGAACTTCGTCTTATGTACATGTTGTTCTATCAGATGTCTAGGATGTGTAGAGAAAAAGGTGCTGTTAAACATGACGACAGACTCGATGCCCTTGCGCAGGGAGTTAAGTACTTCACAGATGCACTCTCTATTAGCGCTCAGGAGGCCATCAACGTGCGTAAAAGAGACGAATGGAACTCTATACTAGAAGACTTCTTAGATAGCCCTCAGAGGTCCGCTAATCACTTAGTTTTCGCTATGAATAAAGACCAAAGAGATGAAGCTAGAGGTAAAGAAAGTGGAAAGTCAGTCTCTACCTGGGTTTAGGTACATTCACCATGTATACAGGGGAAGGGAAGGGTGGACCCGACCCCAAGGAGGAAGTCGGCCTACTTCGTAGACCACTTCCTCTATTAATACTTATATTATCTATTTTCTCTTAAAGAACATACTAATATACCTCATACACCTCCTTTAAACAGTAATAAACCATCCATGACTGCACCAAAACAACATAAACAAAGATACTACTATATATTCTGGGGATTAGCAACATTATGTGTTGTAGTTGGACAGATTAACATAATAAGTACGTATAATCGTCTATCTAACAACCTAGAGTTACTTATCATTGGACAAGCGAACGAAAAAGTTAATAAAATTGAATAAGAAGGCAGAGAAGTGTGTCTCTCGTAAAAAAGCTGTAAAGCTTCTTAAAAAATGGCATAAATTAGAGAAGCCTATGCCTTATTGAGAACGAGTCGCAATACCCCCATAGGGGGGAGTCAAAGTGTCCACATCCCGCTCGACGCTTCGCGTCTCGCTCCCTTTGATGATGTTTTTTCCCGTGCAATATGTTATTTACCGGCGCCAAACGAGCGAGTTGCGTAGCAACGAGCGAG